TTAATTTTGCTTTCCGAATAATTCTAAAGCCAAATCATGATCTATTACAATAGTTCTCCCTCTTTGTTTTATTGCCTCATCTAGTATTCCCGATGATTTTATTTTTGAAGCATATCGCTTTGTGCAGTGTAATAAATCGGCTAATCCCTGTAAACCATATACATATCTTTTTTCTTCTATCTGTTTGATTTTTGAGATAAGGCTGGTTATTAGTTCTTTTAAATCTCCTACTGTTAAGTCAATTAGGCGAGTGTCGTCTGAAAATCTTCTTTCTATTCCTATCATAGTATTATTTATTAAGTTATAAATTAATCTCCAACAATTGCTTTTTCAGCTCTTTTCTGATTATTTCCTATTTAAAATGGCATCAATATCAGATTGTCTATAAAGCCTTTTTCCTCCAACTTCTATTACACGTAAATATCCATTTTTATTCCACTGATATAATGTGCTACGGTTGACATGCAATAGTTTTGCGGTTTCATTGGGAGTAAGGTATTCTTTGGGTTGCTTTGTTTCTAAAATCAAACGTTCTATATCATCTTTTGACTGTTGGAGAAGATAATCTGCAAATTCTTTTAGCTCCTTGATCGTAATCGTTATGGAAATATTTAAATCGCTTTCCAATAAATCTTGTAATTTCATAATTTGTTGATTTTATATTAAATTGCTTTTGGCTATTTTATCTACATCTGTATTTTTTGAAGACACTTTAGAATGTTTCCACTCTCAATAGCTTCCATAATTTCATGCAGTTTATAGTATATATGTCCTCTAGGTTCGGAAATTTCGTCACCTTCTTCGTTTACCATTGTTTCAATACCAAATTGATAAGGGAATACTAGTTTCCGTTTCTCTAAATTTTTAAGAACTCCGCTTCCGAAACGGTCTTCCGCATCGGATTTACATATAAGAATTTTTTTATTTTTGAGATTTGCATTTCTTTCATTCTTATATGCTTCAATACCTAATTTAATACCAATCTCAATGGCTTGCTTAATAATCGGATCTATTTCCATGTTTTTTTTCTTTTTGTTAAGTGACAAATGAACGAAAATAATTGGAGTTATTACGACATTTTGATCTTTTTATTTGTGGGTTTATCTCATTCATCCTCATAAATAGCCATCATAAAAAGAAAACCCGGCAACCGTATTGTTACCGGGCGTCTTTGTTGATGGCGTCAACTTTCATGTATCATTTATTGATGTGAGTTGTAACCCATTTCATTTAGTACTGTACAATTGTCCTTACTTAGACCTGCATTAAAACTGGTGCCGGATTCTACAGTTACTAGCCTGTCAATAACGCAAGTCTGGCAATACATTACGTTAACCGTTACTTTATCGTTGTTTTGTAGAATCTTTAGTAGTCTTTCGATAAACTGCTCTCCTTCTTCTATCCGTTCTTTGCTAGCGGGCTCTATTACCATTTTCATAGTTATATTTTATATTGATTGATTCCTGTTGTTATCGTTAAACATTTCATCCCATACGCAGAAAGCAAGAAGGATGATACAAATAATTAGTATAGCGTTCATAATTGATTAAATATCAAAGAAGTGTTCTCCCTTTTTCCTGAATATCCTATAGCCAGTGTATAGGCATCCAAATACTATCAATATCTCCATCTCGTTATAGCTTAATGGTTGTAACCTGTTGGTATATCGTGGAGGCTCTCATTATCTCTAATGGTGTGCCAGTCACTTCTATTGCCGTGTACTCTTCGTATTCGAATACATTATGCTTTATTCCTTCTATCTTTAGCATGGTAGTAATATCCTCTACTTGCTTGCTCTCGTGGAGCTTATAAACCTTTGTTTCTATCATATAGTGTAATTTATGATAGGGGGAATTCCCCCTATGGTTAATAATTCAGTGAAAGGGAAGCACCTATTTTCACAAACCAGTACTTCCATGAAAACAAATCAAATATTATGAATAAAAAAACTAGTCACCGCAATACGAGCCACACCCGTAGCCCATTGCACGATTAATACGGTTTTGATACTCATTATAAGAGATACCCTCTTTGCGTGCTGCTATCTCGCCTTTCATGCGTTCCGCTTTAGCTTCCGCTTCTCTTCTGATACGGTCGGCTTCGATTTGTGCACGAAGAAGAACCGAACTAATGGCGGCTTGCTCGTTCTCTTCACGTACCTTTGCTTCACGTGCTTTAGTCTCTGCTTCGATTGCTTGGCGTTCTTCGGCTACTCTAACCTCAAACTTTGCCATGCTCCAAGATTTACGGAGTGCATCGGAGAATGTCGGGTACTTTGCACGTGCATTGTTATACAAGTTGTGTGCTCTCTTCATTATCTGGCTTAAATTGTAGCGTTTCATATCCGTAATGTTTTATATTTCGTTTATGATGCAAATGTAATATAAAACGGTACATTGAACCAAATTAAAAGAAATATTTAACATTACTTTAACCGAAAAATGTAACGTTATTACGGTACATTTAATAATAATTCTTATATTTGTACCGTAAACTAAAACATTACGATATGGATTTAAGAATAAAGGAAGTTATAAAAGAAAAAGGCATGACCATAACAGAGCTTGCCGATAAGATGGGAATAAATAGAGTGAATCTGTCTAATATGGTTAATGGTAACCCAACAGTCGAAACATTAAACAAAATAGCAGGTGCTTTGGAAGTTCCAGTTACTGAACTCTTTGAGCAACCAAAGTCTGGAACCGCTTCTCTCACCTGTCCCCATTGTGGAAAGAATATCAATATCAAAGCAGAATGACTATGAATGAAGAAATGAAACAATTATTGAATGAAGTTGATACGCTCAAGGTTCAGTTATCAACCTTGCGCCCACTTCCTGAAGAAGCACTGAAAAAGGTTCAAGATGCTTTAGATATTGAATATACTTATGAAAGTAACCGCATAGAAGGCAATACTTTAACTTTGCAGGAAACCGCCCTAGTAGTAAATGAAGGAGTTACCATATCCGGTAAATCTATGCGTGAACATTTGGAAGCTATCAATCATAGCGAAGCTATTGATTATATCAAAGATATAGCGAAGAAGGATATAGAGATAAGCGAACGCACTATCAAAGAAATACACGCTCTTATTTTGCATGGAATAGACCGTGAAAATGCCGGGAAATATCGTACCGTTCCCGTTATGATTTCCGGTAGTACCCACATGCCGCCACAACCTTATTTAATACAGAAGCAAATGGAGGATTTTATGATAAAGTACCGGCAGATGGAGGAAGAAAAAGTACATCCGGTACTTATAGCCGCATATCTTCACGACGAACTTGTACGTATTCATCCGTTTATTGATGGAAACGGGCGAACGTCACGTTTATTGATGAATCTTTATCTTTTACGGAATGGGTATACATTGGTTACTTTAAAAGGTAGCAATGAGGATAAAATAAGTTATTATAAAGCACTGGAAGAATCTCATACAGAGAATAAGCCGGAAGCCTTTCAAAAACTTGTTGTTGAGGCCGAAATAGCCTCTTTACAAAGATATTTGTCTATAATGCAATAGGGTATGAATACAAATGAAATAGATAAATTGAGCTTTGCAAAAGCTCATGCCTTGTTTGAAACTGGAGATATAGATCGTATTGAGGTGGGAACCGTAAAGGGATTGTGTGACATACACCGTTATTTGTTCGATGGGTTGTACAGGTTTGCTGGACAGGTGCGTACGTTGAATATAGTAAAGGGAAACTTTCGTTTTGCTAATTGTATGTATCTTGATGTGATGCTCCCAGTAATAGAAAAGATGCCGGAAACGAAATTTGAGGAAATCATTGCTAAATATGTGGAAATGAATATTGCCCACCCGTTTATGGAAGGCAACGGCCGTACTATGCGCATTTGGCTCGATATGATACTTAAAAAACGTCTTGACATGGTGATCGATTGGCAGAATGTATAAGGTTCTCTATTGGCAAGCTATGGAAAGAAGCCCGATTAACGACCTAGAATTGCGGACTTTGTTACATCAAGGATTAACCAACCAGGTAGATGATCGAGAAGTTATATTTAAAGGTGTTACACAATCTTATTATTATGAGGGTTACGAACCTGAGTAATCTAGAGAATAAATTCGTTTTGTTCTTATTATGGAGATTGGAATAGAAAGTGAGGAATAATACAGAAATATTTATGCGTCAAATAGAAACAAAGGGTATGATGGAGCAATTTCAGGCTCATCTAAATAATACAAATAACCAACGAATTATTTTTTCAGGTTGTTTTGGAAGTGGCAAAACTACATTTTTAAATAATTTTTTTAATGATCCAGCACAACAGGAAAAATATTACGTATGTAAACTATTCCCAGTAAATTATGTGACTTCAACTAATAAAGACATTTACGAGTTAATAAAATTCGACATATTAATTCAATTGTTGGGGACTGGGATTACGATTGAAAGAACTGATTTTGAAAAAGTTTCTACAATATGTAGGTCGGTGAAAAGTAATGCGCTTAAGTTATTGCAAAGTATATTGGAAGTAGCATCACTTATTGATGAGAATACAGTAAAGTTGGGTAAAGCAATAGAAGTGATTGCGAATATATACAAAGACTACAAGGATGATTCTCCAAAGACTAAAATAGAACAATTTTTAAACGATTTAGAGAATGAGATAGGTACTAGTTATGAAATGAACGACATATCTAATTTGATAAGAGAAATGCTTATTAAAGCTAGCAAATTAGAGAATAAGCAAAAAGAAACTATTTTGTTGATAGATGATTTTGATCGTCTTGAACCATTACAGTCTTTTCGTTTGTTAAATATTTTATCTACAAATGACAATGAAACGGGTACAGGAGAGAATAAATTTGGGTTTGATAAAATTATTATAGTATGTGATATAAATAATTTGCGTGATTGCTTTGTACATATCAATGGAACCAATAAAGCTTTCAATGGATATATTGATAAATTCTATTCAACGGAAATCTTTCGTTTTGATATAAGGAATGATCTTGTGAAAGTCATAAATATTCTATTCAGTCAAATAAATATGCCGCCTGATGTAAGAAGTGAATTTTTTGAACGTTATCTTGACATTATTCAGGTAATGATTAATTGTGGGGAAATAAATGTTAGAACAATAACAAAAATTCAAGAGGCACATATTGAGATAATACCAACAAAGACTCTTGACGATTTTCATAAAACGTGTGATTATGCAGGATTATTATTTCTTGTTTTGAAAAAAATGTTTGTAGATGATTATGAAGTTTCTAATGCGATATCAGCCTGTTCTATACAAGAACCATTATCTCCGTATAGGAAGAATTTTACAGCTATAAATGAAGTATTATGTCTTTTATATCCATCAATAACGGAGAAACAACAACATGAATTATTAATTTATGATAATAAATATACATTCAATATTCAAAAAACTGCATATTACTCATATTGGAAATTAGTTGCTGTAAATGGTGTTACAGATTATTATGCACTTACATTTCCTGTATTTCATCTGTTAGATAGAATTAAATATCAATATTTGAACATTCCTAAGTCTTATGAGTGATGTGGTAAAAATAAATGTTAATATGATTGTAGCCATATCCGAAGAATTGCTGTTTAAGCTAGTAGAATTTGCAGAAAATTTGGGTCGTAAAAAAGAACGAATTAGCTTATTCAAAGAATCTCAATTTATATCTCAAAATCAGGCACATATCCGGTATGGCAAAGGAAATGTTACTAAATGGGTAAAAGCTGGCATAGTGAAGAAATATAAAGATGTTGATGGAAAGTTACGTTCCGGCGTCCGTTATGATGTGCTTGACCTGGAATCAGCCGCTTTTAAATGTAATTATATGAAAGAACTTTCTCCTTTGGCAAAGGCTGAAATGAGAGAAATAATAAGCCCCGTTCCTTGATTGGTTCGGGACTTTTGTTTATACTTAGCCATTAAAACTATAATTTATATTCATCATTCAGACGTTTTATGATCCTTTTTATTGTTGAGGCTGATAGCTTATGCTTGTTTGAAAGAAAGTCCCGAATTTCGGCTTCTTTTCGTCCTTCTGCAAGCATATCTCTATACTCATAGAACATATCAAGATACATTATATCATCTGCGCTCACTCCGTTTCTGTTCATTGTAGCGAGTAGAAAGCGGCTTGATGCTAAAACCTCATATACTTTCATCTGCTTTGGGAATATAAGGTAAGAAATCAAAGCCTTTAAACTCTTTACTGTTGATGGTATGAGTTACCTTTTGTTTATCAGAAAGACCTATAATTCGGGAAACTATATTGGGGTTAAACGCACCAACAATAGCACCTTCTAATTGTTGTGTCCTGATGACATTCTCTATGCGTGTAATGACTACGGAAAAATCTTCATGACTACCTTTTTTAAAATCGTTCCAAAAGGACTTACTAACATCTAAATAAGCCATTAACCCGGTCAGAGAGTAAGGACGTTGTGTAGGGCTTTCTTCTTTTTCCTTTATTTCTCCTTTCGTTTTATTCTTGATTACTTTCCATGGAGTCCTGTCACAATAGGCAAAATACTCACAGGCTGCTTCCCACAACTGTTCAGGAGAAGCAAAACGCTTGCTTCTCCCATGCCTGTTTCTCAACTTCCAAAATTGGTTTCCTTTAGGTGCAGACATAACTAATGCTCTTTTAATTGTTTGATTAAATCCGCTTCTTCCTGATTCTTGACTACAACGGTCAATCCGGTAGAAACTTCTCCGGAATGCTCGGTGTTCTGTTTGTTCTTCCATCTGTCAGGAGCAAGGTTTGTGAGAAGGAATATTCCGGCTCCTACATTAGGCTCAACACGGACATTTTTTCTAACTTCCTTTTTCAACTTCTTTTTCTTGCCTTCCATGTAGTATTCGGAAGAAACTTGTTCGTATTCATACCCGATGGCAGACCTTGCAAGGGAAGAAACTACATTGCGTTCTAACCCGTTTTTGAAATCTTCTTTCGCCTTTTTTATAGCAGTCCCGAAAGTTTCATTTTCCATCCACCGGTAATAGGTACTCTTTCCGATTCCCATTACATTACAGAAGTCAATAAGCTTTGCACCGCCATAATCTATAAGTCCGTTTTCACATACCCAGTCAACGCACTTTTGAATTGTTTCTTCATTAAATTTTGCCATATCTTCAATAGTTTTTAATAATATATTATAAGCTTTCTAGGTTTTCAAGTACTTCAACTCGTTTTCCAACTGTGTTTATTTCAGTTACAGATACCACCGGATTAGGCATCATCTGGACTCCTTTTGCTACAGCTCTTGCTAACATATCCTCTCCCATGGTCTGATTACTTGATGCGGTGATGTTTATCGGAACACCGCCTCCCATTTGGTTAAATGAGGAAAGTATCGGAGCGAATAACTCCGTAGTTCTTGCTGTCATTACCGATTCTCCGTTACTTAGTTGTGCCGGTATGCTATCACTCGTTCCGGTTCCCGGCCCAGTAACTAGTCCACCGGTTGCAAACTTGGCGGATTTAATAGACTTCATAGCAGTTCCCATCATAGCAGTAACAGCACCAACAACAGTTCCAATGGCTGCAAGCATATCTATCCATGTTGCACTTGAACTGGTAGCCGTTTTAACAGCATTTGCAATAGCTACTCCCTGCGCTATGGCAACTTCTGCAATCGCTAATAGTTTTGCGGCACGTGCCATTTCTTCATTAGTTTCTCCTGCCAACTCCAACAAGGAAGAGATTCCACCAATAAGATTTCCAATAGCTTCTGATTTCTGTGTTTCGATTTCTACTTCTTTATCAGCTAGTTCTTTTTCTGCATCGAGATAGGCATTTTTAAGCTCCAGCTTACGAAGATTGAAAGCTTCTATACTTTCTCCTTCCATTTGTTGGATGGCGTCTAATTCCTCCTTTCTTTGCTTTAATCTGATACGATAAACTTCCGCTTCATCATTGTACACTTTTGCAATCTCGGTTTCATAGCGAAGTTTCATTGCATCCTGTTGCTTTTTCAGTAAGTCCGCATCATGTTGTTTTACAAGATCATCAATTTTCTTATTATATTTTTCACGGATGGCAAATTTCATCTGTTCGGTAAGTTCGGTATTAGAAAGGTCTAAATCCCGTTGCGCAATTAATTGCTGCATCTTCAGTTGATATTCCTGTTCGCTTCCTTTCTTTACAGATTCAAGTTGTATTTCTATAAGCTTCTGGCGGTTGGCAATTTCCTTCTGCAATTCTTCATCGGATAGCTTCTTTAGTGCCTGCTGTTTTTGTGCTTCTAATGAAGTGATTTGCTTATTGATGGCCTCTTTTGCTTTAGGTGTCAAATCCTCCTCCGTTTTAATACGCTTTTTAAGATCCTCTATCTGGCGGGAATACTGTAGTTCGATCTCTTCCGTTTGGCGTTTCCGGCTATCTTTTATCAGTTTTAAGGCTTCATCTTCTGCTTTCCTCAATTCGGCAATTTCTTTCTTTTTTGCTTCAATATTGGCAGCACTGGTGATACCCCCCGTTGCTTTGCTTGTAGGCTCATAATTCGTTATATCATTTATTTGTTTTCTTAGAGATTCAACAACAGATAATTGATTCATTCGCTCTTTCCAAGATTTGCTAATATCCTGATTTATTTCTTTATTAGTACGATCTAACCCTAGTCCTTGTCTAATAATTGAAGCATCTTTTAGTTCTTTATTGTATTTCTCGTTTATATCTATAGTCTTTTGGAAATATTCTTCCTCTTGTGCCAATGATAATTCGAGAATCTTTAGTTGATCTTGTTTTGCTTTCTCTAAAGCTTCATTGTCGGATATTCCCTGTTTAATATATTCTTTCCGAGCTTTTTCTATATCAATATACTTCTTTTTTGCCATGTCTGTCCCAATAGTCTCTCCTAATCGTTTTGCAATGGCTTCTTCTCTATTGGATATAGTTTCTACGGTATCAAACAGCCCTCTAACCTCTTTAATTAGTTCTGAAAGAACGGAGTTCACAAATAGCTTAATCTTAGTTGTCATTTTCTCAAATGATCCTCCGGTAGCATCAAACAGCAAAGCAATCTCTTTTGTTAATTCGGTTTGAGAATTAATTAAATCTTCTTCGACACGTCCTAACTCTCCGGCCTTAGCTTTCACTTCATCCAAATTGGTAGAAATATCTTTCAGTGTCCGGATATACTTCAAACCTGCATCTTCTCCCGGGCCGCCAAATATATCAGCAATGGCAGTACCAACAGCAGCGGAACTTTCCGGAAGCTCATTCAATTTATCAGAAACAAGTTGCATAACCTCAAAAGTAGTAATAGACCCGCTTTGTAACTCCTTTTGTATTTTCTTCGAATTTAGCCCGATCCCCTCTAATGCTGCGGCAGTGGAATCTGTCATTTCTCGGAGCCGTATATTTGCTTCTTTAATCGTATCTATACCCTTATCGGAGAATATCCCCTGCTTGTTGGTCTCTGCGATGATGGCTACAAACTGATCGGCAGATATTCCAGCCTCTTTGAAATATGCCGGGTATTCTTTCAGGCTATCCAGAAATTCGCCATTCGCATCTGCTCCGGCTATAAATCCGTCTTTTATTATTTGCAAAGCCTTCTCGGAAGTGATACCAAATTGTTTTGATACCGTATTAGCGGAAATAAGCACTTCTTTAAAGTCTTTCCCGTAATAGTCTGCCAGAGCTTGCACTTCACTTCGATAAGCCTTCAAATCATCCCCTGATTTATCAGTGAATTGCCTTGTTAACTTTGTAGCTTCAACCAAACCTTTATTGTAATCATACCACCATTTAAAGACAACACCAGCACCCGCTATCCCTGCGATGCCTAAAAATACTTTATTCTTTAAAAGGGAAGTTAGGGTATTTCCGAAGGCGGAAGCTTCCGTTTTTAGATTGGAGAAAAGACCGGAACCGCTTTTGGCATTGTCTGCCATACGTAGCAGGGAATCAGCAAAAGAGTTATTCATTCCCAGAGCGTTTTTTATGGCTTCTTCGTAGCTTCCGACACTTCGGTAGAAACGTTGAGTTTCTCCTTCCGCTTCTTTGAGTGAATCTGTTATACCGTTGATCTTGATTTTAAGTTCCTGCCCTCTGCTTGCTTTTCTTTCTACTTCCGAAAGGCTGTCATACTCTGATGTAAGATTGGATAATTGTGCTCGGAGTTGCTTTAAACTACCTGTTTGCTCCTTTTCAATCTTTATATTATTTCTAACATCTTTAGTAAGCGTCTGAACCACGTCTTTAGCGTGCATCATCTTTTTTTCTGTTTCTACGAGCTTGGCATTATACTCCTCTTGTGATATTTTCTTGTCCTTCAAGGCTTTTTTATACTCTGCCTCTTCCTTCTTCAAATCGTCAATAGCCGCCCGGTATTTTGCAATGTTCCGGATCGCATCATCATATCGGACTTTTATCTCTAATACTTTTTCTACTGTATTTTCATTTTTCATAACTCTTTTCTATTTTTCGGTTAATACTCCGTTACTTGCAAAAAATAAAGCCATAACAAGGGCTGGGAAAGTTTTGCTATCTCCTTTGATATTCAGATTATCCAGGAGTGAAAGCATTTTTTTACGTTTTTCGGAATCCGGTTCATGTTCATTTATCAGATTCTCGATCATTGATAATGTTGATACAGCCTCCATCCGGTTGTTTTGGATTAATTCCGTAACTCGTTTGCCTTCTGCTACTATTTTCTGAATAATGCGAATCAGTAGTTGAACTCTGATTCCTTGTTTTAGAAAATTAGATAAATGAATGCGATGGCAATTTTGCCCATCGTATGTACTAAAAGTCCA